CGGGCTTTGCATCTTTCGCCTTGCCTTGTTTAATAAGAGCCTCGGCAATCTCGGCAGGGAGAGAAGTCTCATACCCTGCCGAAACACCTTTATACGGCTCGATTAGAATTACATCTACGAGCATAAATCACCTAATTAGGTTGTTGAAGTTTTGAGAACACCGATAGCACTTGGAGCAGGGAATGCGAAAGCAACGCGCTCAACAACTTCGATACCTTTTTGGTGAGTACCACCCAAACCAGTCGCGCCGAAATACTCTTTGTATTCGTTAACAGTTACATCCTCGCGGATACCCATAACAGTGAACTGATTCCAATCAGCATAGAATGCAGATGCTGTATTCGCTGCACTTGTTGGGAAGAGTGCATCTGGTACGACATGCATCGGGCGGCCTGTTGGTGTAAAGTATGAATTACCTGTAAGCGCTGTCAAGCCGATTGATGTGATTTCGATAGGACGAACCATGTCGAAAACAGGGCGTGAGCCTGCTGTTTCTTTCATCAAGAATCCGAAAACTGATTGAGGCACTACGAAAGCACCATTTGCACCAACGCCAGAATTTACACCGAGGCGCAAGTTCCAAAGGTCAGTCCATGAGATTTCGCCGAATGTATCCTTACCAGAGTTATTAGCACCACCTTGGCGAACTGTTGTAGTTCCGGAGATACCTGTTAAGCCTGTAAAGTTTGGAGCAGTACCATTACCATTGAAAAACTGCTTGTCTTCTGTTTCAGCAAGAGCGCGGCCCAAACCGTTTACTACATAATCCAAGAATGCAGGGGTTGCATCTTGAAGTTGCTCTTCAGAGATGATAGCACCTGCTACAATCTTGCGAGCTGTAAGTTGAGTCGCTGTAAAGAAGTTAGTTGAGTCAGTCAAAGTAAGACCAGAACCTTCAGCAACCACCGCGCCTGTAAACGCGCCACTTGATACCAAGTTTTCAGTCTTACCGCGCATTGGATAGATCTTCGCGAGTGCTCTTGCATATCCGTACTGATCCGCAAAGTTCATGATCTCTTCTACCCAAAACTGAGGGACCGCCGCGCCGCCTTGTGCTGCTGTACCGGTATTAAAGTCAGCTCTTGTGATGTACTTTTCGTTTGCCTTGCGTGCGATATCGTCTGCTTGTCCTTCGCGGCCTTTGTGAACTGCAAGAATATAATCAGCAACTACGCGAGCTTGATCGCGGCGTGCATCATGATCTGCTTTGATTGTTACAAAGCCATTGTTACTTGATGGCTTTTGTGTGCGAAGTTGATCAGCTACTTTGCGGTCAACAACTTCTTTAAGTTGGTCTTTTGTTACGATAATGTTTTCCATTATGCAATATCCTTAGATTAAATTAAGTAATTCGTCTGTATTGAGTTTTTTAGGCATATTCAAAGTGATTGAACGGCCTTCGCTAGCTACTGCAGACTTGATAATCTTGTAGCCATTTTGAATCATATCCATACCTTCATTGATTTGCGCTTGTGTTGAAGCTGCAATTTTCTTACCGACGCGAGTTTCAGGTGCTTTGTATCCTTCTTCTACTACCTCAACTGGAGGCTCTGCAGCTTCGGGAGCTGGTGCAACTTCAGGCTCTACAACGGCTGGTGCTTCGCCTTTCAAAACTGCTAGCATTGGAGGAGCGCCTGCAGTGATAAAAGCGTTTACAGATGCTTCGGCTTCTTCAGGTGAAAAGCCGAGATTAATTACCTCATTGACAAACGCTTCTTTGATTGCCGGAAGAAGTTCGTCTTTGATCTTTTGCTCGATCTCTGGGGTTAACATTCTCTTTTCCTTTTTGTATTTATTGATTGAATCTTGGAGTAAAGTCTTCATAGATTTCTTAAGCAAAGCTTGACGATTTGCAGGAACTGATACGACGCTAAATTCTACAAGCTCGGACTTTGTGTAAATAGTTACCTTTTGCCCGTCGATTGTTTTCTCTTCGTATTCTTTTGGAATGATACCAACTGATACGGCTTTTACATATCCGGCATTGATAAGCTTGTTAAGCTTCTTGCCTTCTTCAGTAATACACTCGATTTGAATTGTAGCTTCTAGGTTTTCGCCATTCATTGCAAAGCCTAAGCAGCGACCGATAGGCCACTCATCCGAGTCATGCTGTGCTAAGACTATGGGATTATTTAGATATGCTGTATAGTCTATTCCACTTGGAACTATGATAGTCCCATACCGGTCAACTTCGGGAGTCGATACTACGAAAGTATAGAGATCATTCTCTTTATCTTCGTATTCCTTTTCCTTTTCGTAGCCGTCCCTGACTTGCAGGTTTAGCTCGCGTGTTATTAAATTCATATTAAACCTTTATTTTTATTGCTTTTCAACTGGGAATAATTGACATCTGCAGTTCACTGCATTTGAAGCGCTTAGTCCACTACCAAGCGGGCGCTTCGCTTTCTCGGTTTTGACTTCAATGATATTGCCTTCTTTATCGCGAACTTCGGTCACTACCGTAAAGTATCCATCCGCTCCTTGAGTCGAGCCTTCCATAGCAGCATGAGCTGGTCTTACGCGGCCGTCTCTTTGTGTAAGCCATACCATCTCAAAACCCTCATCTTTGTACACAGCGTATTGCATTCCGCTTGTCACATTTGCGGCGGTCGTATTTGCAATCGCACGCGCTCTGCTTGTTTGAAGTGAGTCGAATTTGGTATTCAGGATCTTAAAAAGCTCGTCTTTATCCTTACCGGCGTTTGCAGTGAGAGTCGCTTGTACTTCTTGCTTGATTACTCCGATAGAATCTCGGATTTGAGCGCTTGACTCTTCGACCAAGGCGATAACCTCTGCAGTCGGAGGAACGGCGCCCTCGATTGCAAGAGTCGCATAGAGTTCGGTAGCTACTTGATTTGCAGCATCGGCTATGATTGCATCGTATTCTGCAAGTTCGCTCTCGGGAATATCTACAGTCGCAAGAGTTAACACGCCGTCATCTGCAAGCTGAAAGACTTGCTCTTTAATTTGTGCTATGATCATCTCGATTACATTTTCAAGACTACCAGCATTCGCTTCAGTTATCCCGTCAAAGTTTCTCCAAAACAAGTCCTTTGCATCGGCCGTAACAATAGGGAGCTTAGGATTTGCACGTGTTAGTAGCTTCCGAGCCGCTACGGGCACGGGAGCGGGATTTACGGCGCTTTGAAGCGGGACAAAACCATTAGCAATAAGCGGCGTATCTCCATTTGGTATCGGATCGTATCCGCGCTCGCCTCTTGCATCGTTGATTGTCTTAATTCCCCACTTAAGCTCAAACTCTTCTTGTCTCATATCAGCATCGGGATCTGCATATTCGTACGGATTAGCTTCGATTAAGACATCCTCTTCCCATCTACGGAAATGGCGTGTAAACTCTTCAGCAATATAAAGAGCTTCGGGGTCGATTGTATTTTGTCTAAAGATTGCAAATTGGACCTCTGCAGTCGCTCTGTTTTGGAATGATCCATCAAGCATACCGGGAGGCACGCCGAAGACTTGAGATATTTGCGCTCTTACATCTTTGCTAACAGAGTCATAGCCTACCGATAGCTCGCCTTTCGGCGGTAATTCCAATTGCATACCACCACCAAGCAAAGCTCGGAGCTTGTAGTCTGGTAGTTCTTCATTCCACGCGCTTTTCATCTTTTGCCATTCGTCTGGGTCAAACCTTTCTGGGAACTTTGCAATAAGCGGCGGGACTGTATTATTCGCAAAGAGGCGTGCAAGATAAGCACTAACTTCGCGGTCTATATTCGCATATTCCAAAGCGGCTGATACCAAACCAACGCCGAAGATATTCATACCGATAATTTCTTCAGGACGCGCGGCGGGGTGGAGCTTTGCAAGGTGAATAATCTCCTTTTCAGGGATTGCTATATTGCCTTCTTGAGCTGACTGATATACATAGCCATCAATGAAGTTATTCTCGCCTTTAATGACTCGCATTCTTGTCGGATTAAGCACCCACATCTGCAATGGAACGCGGTAGCCGTTTGTCGGAGTCCATATAAACGCATTGCCATTGATGCTAAGCCAATTTTCAATATATCCGAAAACTTGCGAGCGTGTGAAATACGGATTAGGATTACTAAGTAATTCATTAGTCCAGTGACCGCGACCGAGTTCTTCTTTCTCCCAGTTCTGCTCTTTGTATGCATCGAACTTGATACCACTCAAAGCATTCGCTCTATGCTGCAAGCAAGCGAAAACAGTACCTCGAAGCGAGGCGCTTAACTCATTACCGACTTGAGTCGCACCGATATTGCGAGTACCACCCGACCGAATATACGGTCTGTCGTTTCTTCGCGGTGCAACTGCGCTCGCGATTCTATCTCTAAGTTGGTCAAGTAGACTCATACATATATCTGTGGAGTTTTGCGAATAGCGTTGAAGGCATAGCCCAACGCGTCAATAAAGTCATCATGCTTGTCTTGCGGAGTGCCCGTAAACGATAGCAGCTCCTCGGTAAATTCCGGATTGATATGAGGTACATGATAGACAAGGCCTTGCTCATATCGTGCCTCTACAGGCTGAAAGCGTATAACCTTGTCTCGATCCGCTCTCACACCTACGACATTCATCTTAGTATTTCTTTTCAGCTCTTGCACCATCCAAGCTTGCGCCTGGTTTGATTCGACTGCTACTACTCTTGCATTCCATCTTTGTTCGGCTGACATGATCTTACGGCCTATCTCTTGGAACTGCGCTCTAAAATGATCGGCCTCAACTACTACAACATCACCATCTTTTGTCGTACCTATTACCACAATTGCAGTATAATCTGCAGTCTCTTTCTGGCTAATTGCCAAATCCACTCCAATGTAATACGCCGTACATTCTTGGCCATTTGTAGTGCGTAACCATTCGCGCTTGATCTTAGCCGCTGATCTATCGACATATTCTGCAAGAAACTCTTGTGCGAATACTAAGCTCGGTAGTAATTCCTTTTGTCTATCAACTTCGCTTATCTTAATTTGCCCGCCGTCGTATGTCGAGTAGTGAAACGATTGCCAATCTTGCATAGTCTCGCTTAGCTGATCTAATTGCCAAAAGTGATTCTTACCTTTCGGCGTTGAGAAGAAATACG